CCTTATCTCTTGCAACTGAATACGTGGGAGCATTGCTTATATTATTAACTATAAGCCATTCATCATCACCAAGTACCCCCGGTTCCCCTGTTTTTATCCTAAGAACATCATTTATACCAAATGTCTCGTTTCCTTCTATGGTCAGTGTAGAATCATCATCCGCTGTCATATCCGTAGCCAGAACATCCCCACCCATTACAAGAACATTTCCACCAACTACACTAATAGTATCTTTTTGAAAAACACTTGTTCTAAATATACCTCGACAAGCTATATTACCCACCTCAAGTAAATCTGGAGAAAGAGTAAACCCCGATCCCAGGTATCCTGATACATAATTATCTGATTGTATTCTATCATTAGCTCCATCAATAACCAGTGAATTTACTCTAATCCTATCATTTGCTTGATCTAAAACAATATTAGCAGAATACAGTGTAGTAGCCGATAAGGTCCACCCACCTATTGTACCTGATGCAGCAGATAAAACCCCTGCAACTGTTACACTAAAAGGAGCATCTCCAATTGCATCAGCCCCGCACCATATGCCAACACCTGGTTGCATCTGAACTCTAGTTGCACCTGACCCAGCAAAGAACCCATCTGAAGTATTTATAATCTCATACAAATCTTCAATCTGAGCTATCTGTGTTTGTCCAACAAGCAAAGTAAAAAACTCATTCCAAACTTGAGTTATGTTACCTTCTTTATTAAACAATGTTGAAGCTAAAGGAGGTCTTAATAAATCTATTCCCATTTATATCACCTTTAATGTCCACATTCTTCTAGTTCAGCAAAACTACCAAGTAAAACAACCTTCACCGGAGTTTCAATAGTTGCTTCATAAACTCTATTTCTACTTTTACCAAGTCTTCTCCACCGCTGTCTTGTACTATATTTCTGATACTTACCAAGTGAAACTGCTTCACCATCACTCCAAGTATTTCCACCATCATCTGACCACTTTAAAGTAACTTGTGGGTCATACCCGTCAGCAGTTGACGCAACATCAAGCCCTACACCGGATTCAAAATCCAGCTCAACCTGATGATGTATTACATTGAATTTTTCTTTGTTTATAGTTTGTGTTCTTCTTATTCGTCTAATATTCAAAGCATTATCTGTATAAGTATTCATTGAAAGAGTATATATTTTTCCACTAGCACTATCGCCTACCAACTGAGCAGAATTAAAAACCACACCGGTAACTCCTCTAAATGCCCCTGCAACGGAACCCGTAAGACTTTGCCATTCATGCCAGTACAGCGACTCAACATCTAAAGCCCACGTTTTATCAGGAGTTGGAAAATGAATTACATAAAACTCTCGGCCTTCCAGTGTATAAGTAAATGCCAACGCATCACTGATAGTTGCATACGAAGAAATTTGATAGTTAATAGTCGGAGTAGATATAATTTCAAAACTATACCCCGTGCTCCTCATAATAGATTTTTTATTCGAAAGACAGTAAATTTTTTCATTTATTTCTACTATCGAATCTACAGCCCCGCAACCAATTGGTGTAATAGCCCCCGGTACTCTCGCAAAAGGAAATGTTGTATTACCAGAATTATAATAAACCTCTACAGACCTTTCACCAAGTAGCCATAAATTCTGTGACGTAGTACCTATCCCAACAAGATCATCTGATACTGCTTCCGCTGTAGTATATTCCAGGGCATCCCAGGTTGTACCTTCATAAAGACCTGATATATTAATTCTCCCTGTACTTCCAACAGTAACTATAAAATACCCATCAAAAAATGCACAATCAGTAGCTGTTGGAAAATCCCCATCAGAAATGTCCGTAAGCGTATCAGTTGTTACTATATGACCAAAAGCTGTACCGTCTACAATTAAAAGTTGTGTACCATTATCAGCCATCCCAACATGCCCGGTACTTGTGGTAATAACACCAAGACTTGTCGGCGTTCCATTGGCTACTATTTGATATACAGTATTACCAACTACCGAATATAAATAGTTTCCCATAACATGCATGCCTCTGACTATAGCTGTAGTTCCAGACGTACAAAACACAGTATTCCCCGGTGTCCCATACATAGCTACAACAGATTTAGCGCCTTCATTATCTACAACGGGGAATAAGTTAATACTCCGCTGTGCGTTAATATCTTTTGACCTACCTTCGTAGGCTCCACCGACAAAGGGAATCTCCATCTTTTACCTACCTATAAGAATCAGAATTTATACTATAACCACCAGAAGCACTTACTGGTAGAACAATTTTTACTGGTTCAACATAATTTGCTGAGTTAAGTGTTGTTATTCTATTATACGAATTCATTGCTGTTAATGCAACCTCTCTAGATACGGTCTTACCAAATTCCGGTGCAAGCCGAACAGCAAGATTATATATAATAGGTTCTTCGTACTGTACTGGCATAGACAGCGTACTAGATGTAGAGCTAAACGAACTAGTTTCTGTAAATGGTTTTAAGCTGGTAATTGTAAGTGTTTCTGCTGCATCCGGCACAGGGTATAAATAAACATTTACTCTTGGAAAAGTGTACTGAGGATAAAGAGAGTGTGGTCTTCTTACAAGAGTTTTTAAACTAATCTGATTATATCTACCCTCTGAAATAATATCTACTGGATGAGACGTACCGGAGGAATCTACAATATACGCACTAAGTACCTGGTTAGGTCTTGCCGTAGATATAGTTCCTCCAGTACCCCATGTATACAAAGACGTGCTAGCAACCAAAGTAACATTCTCTCTTACTGAAGAAAAAACATTAATCTTTTCTGCTGCCCATGACCGCAACATAGATTGCAGCGCAGTCAAAGCATCGGATTGCTCGTCTGAAGTAAGCGATTCACCACTTGCAACAACACCTATTTTTCTTGCAGCTGATTTTAATATTGCGGAAACTTGCATAATTATTTATCCTTTTTAGTCTTTCTAGTTTTTCTAGTCTTCGGTTTCTTATCTTCAAACGCACTAAAGAAATCTTCTTCCTCTTCTACTTCTTCTGGAAGATCAGCTGGAGATTCAACCCAACCCTCTTTAAATTGTTCTTCTTGTTCTATTAAAGTTTGAAATACTTTACCGGCTCTAAAATCCTTACGATAAAGACGCTTAGGCCAACCATTTTCTTCAAAATCTTTGATACTTAACTTTTCTCTTTCGTGTCTGATTCCCGAGTTAAGTAAATTATTTTTACTAACCATTTTTAATTCTCCATAAATTTTTCACACAAAGAAAAGTGTTCATTTGTTAATTTTTCTTCTTTATCAAGCTCGGTTAGTTTACTTACTATAAGCTTTTCTATAACCTCTCCAAACTCAATATCTTTTTGCTCAACAGTATCCTCTGACCAAGTAAGTCGATCTTCCGCTTGTTTAAAGTCTAAAATCTTATTCTCCGCCTCAGAAAATGATAACTCCTCTTGCATTACACGAATAAGTTTCAAATTTGTAAAACTCCCCTCTTTCGGTAAAATCTGACTTAAAATAATTCTTTCTCTTACATCAAGTTTCATCTTTTTAATCTCCTGTTTCCTGGGGTTATTCCCGAGAAGGCTGACCAGGAATCAGCCGTTCAAGCCATGGACTCTATCTCGGGAAATTGGTTTTATTAATTCCATGTACTCTTGTCAAATATAGGAACATAATAATTTGTCCCTGCAATATCAACAACAATATGGTGCGATGTTTCAGTAAGGGTTAACGCGTTTGTATTCGCTGCAATCCCACAATTAGTAGCCGCTGCAAACTTAAACGCTTTTGTAATACTCCCCTGCCCACCAACATTCTCGCCAGTGAATAAAATACCAACAGGTAGGACAGCCGCCGCAGTAGCTCTGATATGAAAGCCTGCTGTAGCGTTATTTGTTTGGCAGAACGCCTCAACACCAAAATCGGTGTATCCCTGCATTCTTGCTTTTACTGCTAATGTTACACCCGCAATATTATCAACTGCATTACAATCAAAATAACCTGCAATCAATGGCTGGTCAAGCGTTCCGCCTGTTGCAATTGAAGCTGTACCAAGAACACCATAACAACCACCAGTATCAAGAAGAGCATGGGCATGACCACTCATAGTACAGTTACCAAATACACCGATGAACTGATTTGCAGAATCGCCCGTCTGTGCTACGGTAACATTCATCCTGCCATACATAGCATAATTCTCATATGCAAGATGGTTTATATTGCATCTTATATAATGACCCATTATAAAACCATCCGCCATTGCCGCAGATGTTGCCATCGTGGTATAATTTGCCATGAAGTTACTGCTATTTGTAACAGCGGCTGTAACATTTACCCTGGTCACTATCATTTCCGTTGTGTGCGCCCCAAGAGCAAGCGCTGTGCCAGAGGCATCTCCAGCGATTAAAATACCGCCCAAATTAGCACTCTCGCCCCAGACTCCAGAAATATGAAGAGCAGCAACTGAGGTAGCGCCAGTTATGGCAAGCCCGGTTCCGGTTGCTGCAATCGTAATACCAGCTGTAGTTTGTGCTCCAACTCGAATACCAGTTACACAGTCACCGGAAACATTAAGTCCAGAAGAAGTTGCTGCACCACTAATCTCAATTCCATCTCCGCATATACCAGAAATAAGTATCCCGTTTGTTGCTGTACCTGCCAGACTTAACATAGTTGTACCAGTAAACGCACTGGTAACCGCTATAGCAGTAGTACCATCAGCCGCTATATTAATACCTGTTGTAAAAGCACCAGTTATTGAAACCGGTGTAGTAATAGCTCCAGTTAATGAAAGTCCCGTAGTAGCAGCTCCCATTTCCAATGTTTTAGTTGCTTCATCCCACTCAAGTGGACTATACCTTAAATTTAAACCCATTTTCTTATCTCCTATTAAGCCCTGCTTTAATTATGGTAGATGTAGCTTGTGGCTTAGTCAGCTACACCTACCAATTTACTACTATTCTCCCCAGAGTCTTACAGCAAGCTCAGGGTATAAAGTCTTAATCCCGTACAATATGTCCATCCTTATAATCTCTTCGTCGGCATCTATATCATACTGTTTTACCACTCTAATGGAAACACCGGCATCTTTATCAGTCTGTCGTGAACCCCAAACATTAGCTGGCATTTCCAGCGGCAGGGTTACAAGACAAAACGCATTAGGATGAAACACAAGATTCTGTGCATAAGCAGTAGATTCTGTACCAACAAAAGTCATTGCATCGCCATCTACTGGAAGAGCGTCTACATTATCATAAGCAAGATTACCACTACCAGCAAATGTAATAGTTGGTGAAATTGCTAGGGTTGCCATATTACCACCACTAGAGGTAGTATTCGCTGTACAAACCCATCTATGTAGGTTACCGGTACTTACACCAGACATATTATTAACCTGATTAACTGTTGCTACAGTAAAAATATCACCAGCTGTAACAGTACTAGAGCTCGCATTCCAACCATCAGTTGAAAATGTAGTTGCTCCAGTAGCCGGTGCAGTTGCATCAACTAACGGAGTTGCACTTGTAGTAAATGCCCCAGTAGTATGGGTTTTAATGTTCTGATCCATATACAGAGACAGATTAGCAACTGTACCAAGATAACCTTTAGTATGAAGATCAAGTGCTGGTTTCGCAGCAAATGTACCTTTCAAACCATCAGCTAAAGTCCAATGTGCTGCAGGATTCAACATTGCATAACGCATTTCCTGAGGAGCAGACTCATTATCCAGAATTGTCTGACAATCACCAAGAACCTTAAAAGTTGCAGGTGTTGTACCAGGAGTTCCAGCATAATTATAAACATCAACATACAGACCACAAAGATCAGCATCTACCTGATTCGCAAGTGCCTGAGCAGCCGGGGTAATATACCTCGCACTGTATTGTTCAATATTCTGTGTAAGTTCTACAGAGCTAAATGCCCAGGAGACATGTGCCTGTGTACTTACAGTCAGAGTGGTTGAAGGCTCAGAAAGATTGGTATTAGTTCTTGACTGAGCTTTGGTTACCCTAAATTTATTAGGTTTACGTATAGTAATAGTTTCACCTACTTTTCTAAACTCATTCTTATACGAACGATAAACGTGCTGAGACATACCAAGATTATTAGTCAACTGCATTAAAGCTTCTTTTGCTATAATCGTTGGAGTCAATAATGTATTACTTGAAACCATGTTATTTTCTCCTATTTTTTACTTTCTCTCCAAGCTTTATATTCCTTCGGGGACATTTGATCAGGGTCTTTATCGACCACACCATCTGTCCTGACGGGAGATATTGGAGCTGGAGCCTTTGATTGTTTTTTGTTCGGCTTGGGCTTAGGCTTCGGTTCTACCTTCCCCAAACTTACTTCGATTTTACCAATTTCTCTAGCAGCTTTTACCAAACTGAGGTTACATATTTTTTCAGACTTTTCAGGATTACTCGCAAGATAATACAAAACATCTTCCGGGCTTTCCGTGTCTAAAAGTATACGCGTAACTTCTGAACTAATAATGAGAGTATCATCAAGTACAAGATCATCAAAGTCTGTGTACTTTTCTTTTCCTCTATCCATTGCATCATCAAGCCCATCGTACGATTCTTCTACATCTTTTTTTGTAGTTTTTTCTTCATCTTTCTTTTCTCCACCTTTTTGAATAGTTTTCAACTTCGCATCAACTTTCCATTCAGCCAAGGCTTCAATAAAATCATCTTCGTCTTCAAAATCTACTTTTAGCGGTTTACTTACATCCGGAATTTTCGCAGTTGCTTTTTGCAATTCTGCTTCTAACTTAGCAATCTTTTCTTCTTTAAGATCTCTTTCACGCTCTGCAGTACGCCACTTTTTAGTCAACTTACCAATTCGCTTTTGTACTGTTTTTGAATCGCTTTCATTTACATCAAGTTCTTCGCTGGGTTTACCAGACTCTTCTTTTTTTTCTTTGACCGCTTTAACCCCTTCTTCGACCTTTTTTTCAGTCTTTTTTTCGTCATTCTTTTCCTCTTTTTTTACTTCACCTTCTGCAACTTTTCCATCGTCTGTAAGATTGTCTCCATCAGACGAAATAGGTTCAGTTGAATCAACAGAATCTAAGTTAGGATTATCAATTCCATTAACAACTCCTGGGTCTAACATTTCTGCATCTTTAATTTCATTTAACGTCTTTAACATTGCAAGTCTCCTTTGACTTGTTGCAAGCAGCTTAGCTACTTGTTGGGTTAATTGGTCAAAATTTGACCTTTCTTACTTCACTTTTCAATCTTAGTCTTTTCAATCTTAGCTGTTTCTTCTTTTTTCTCTTTCCTCCCTTCAATAAAATCAACAGCTTTCATTTTCGTCTCTTGTCGTATCTGTATAAGTTTTACTTCCGCTTGAGCAAGTTTAACCTTTTCTTCTTCAAGTGCAACTTTTTGTTCTTCAAGTGCTAAATTTCCCTCTTGAAGTTTAACCTGCCCAGCCTGTAATTTCAACTGACCTTCTTGGAGCTTAATCTTCCCATTTTCTATAGCAAGCTGATCTTCAAGTGAGAGCGGAGGAGGTGGTGTAGGTGGAG